GTCGCAATTAAGTTTAAGACGCGCTTTTATCCGAACGCCGCCGAAACAGAGCATGGCCCGTTTGACCCAGCAAACCCGACAAGCATCCGCATGACGGGCAGGCAGCTGCGGGTGAGAATTGAGGGCGACCAAGAAACCAACTGGCGCTTTGGGGATGTCCGGCTGCGCGTTAGTGGCGGAGGGCGACGATGAGCAGGGAGTTTCCGCCGCCCTACTCAAAAGAAACGCCTGACCTATGGGCTGAGGATTTAAATGACTATCTGGTGCGCGTTCGGGAGATCGTGGCGCAAAAGCAGCCCTCGGACGTAGCGACAGAAAACGGCATCTTGTTATACGACGCGGCTAACGGTTATCTGGTTGTTTCCGTTGGTAACGAGTTTGTGCAGATACTGATGGCGAAAGGTAACGATTTACCGACGTCGCTACCCGCTACGTCTGGCGTCATCTGGAATGATGGAGGCACTCTAAAGGTATCGTAAGGGGTGGTATAATGGAGGAGTTAGACGCTGAGTTAGAGCGTTGCAGGCCGTGGATTGAGGCGGCTTTGGATCGAGGCGGTAACACTCACTTGTTTGAGGACATTGTGAGTGCGGTAAAGGCAGGAACCATGCAGTTTTGGCCTGCCGAAGATGCCTGCGCGATAACAGAGATTGTCGCGTACCCCAGAAAGAAGGCGCTTCACATTTTTCTGGCTGGGGGCAATATGGACACGATTGTTGAGATGAACGATTCTGCGGAGCTTTTTGCTAAGTTTAACGAATGCTCTCACATGAGCATTGCGGGTCGAAAAGGCTGGCAAAAAATATTAGAGCCAAAAGGTTATAAGCCGGTGCTAACAAGTTTGGGAAAGGATATTTAGTATGTCTGGATCAGGTGGGAAAGGCGGCGGATCAACGTCGGAAGTAAAAATACCAGCATGGCTTGAGCAAGGCATGCAGAGGAATTTAGGTAGGGCAGAAAAAGCCGCGCAAATCGGCAAAATCGTTAATTACGGCCCCGCTGTCGCCGCACTTGACCCAATGCAAAAACTTGCAATGCAAGGAAGTTATGACGCCGCATCTGCATTTGGTCTCGCGCCTCGCGGCGGCGATGCATTAGCTGGAATACCAGAAGAACAGCAGTTTGCTGGAGGTGTGATGGGTTACTCCAGCGCGCCGCTGTTTGAAGCCGCAAGAGCAGAGTTTGAGGCTAAAAACCCGCAGCAAGCCGCTTCATTTAACTCAATGTTTGTTCCCTACGGCACGCCGGAAACAAACCCAACGACCCCTAGTGATATGACCCGCCCGGGATTTATTCCGCCATATGGCAGCCCTGAGTTTGATCAGTGGATAGCCTCAATTACGCAGAGCATTAGGTAGCCAAGGAGCAAAGTCATGTTTATGTCGCAATCACGAGCGGGTATGGTTCCGATGAACGTACCCCAAGGCAGCCCCAGACAGAGTGGATTTGGTGGCAAAGGGGGCGCTTCAGCCGCTTCAGCCGGTCCTGCTAGCGGCGGCAAAGGAGGAGGTCGGCAAATGGCGCCTCGCAACTTTGATAATAACCCCGGACAGCAGGCTGGTCCCTCCGGCTTCACTGACCTGATGTTTCGTTATCCAAAGATGATGGGTGGCCCCGCGATCGGATCAAGCGCACCTAGCCCCCAGCCAACTATGTTTGGCCAAGGAAATCTAAACACGGCCATTGGCGCTGCGCTTCCGACGAGTAACCTCCAGCAGGCGATAACTTCTGGACAAGTGTATATGACGCCTATGCCAAACCCACAGCAGGACCTGCCATCAGGATTCGCGATTAACAGAGAGCCGCCAGCGTTGCCGCAAGGGTTGATGCAGCGTCTTGCTGGCTTTGGAGGATTCTAATGAGTAGTCCAGCTATGGGTGGCGCATCTTCCGCGGTAGCTTCAGCAGGCACTGGCGGCGTCCCAGCAGGAGGCGGCAAAGGCGGCGGTACTGCGATGGGGCCATCTTACGAAGGGCTTAATGCGTTTGATCAGGCCAGCCAAGCTGTAACGCAAGCGCTGGGCGGCGCTCAAGGAGCAATGAATTATCAGCCGATGATGGTTGAGGGCGGAACCTACGATCCACGCTTGATTGGCAGCGGCTCATCTATGGGTTTTGGTGGCGGTGTTGGAGGCGGTGGTGGCGGTATTTCTATTGAGATGCTAGATCCCACATCAACGGCGTTTCAGGCCGCACAGACGCAGCAGGCAGACATTGACAGGTTTATGAACCCGTATACGAGAGATGTTGTGGATCAGTCTCTCGCGGATATTGAGCGTGCGAGGATGCAGCAGGCAAACCAAGCTGCGGCTCAGGCGACGGCTGCGGGCGCATTGGGCGGGTCTAGGGGCGCGCTGATGGAGGCGGAGGTTGCTCGAAATGCGTTAGAGCAGGGAGCAAGGACGGCATCCGATTTGCGCCGTAAAGGCTTTGAGTTTGCCTCTCAGATGGGTCAACAAGATGTTGCGCGTCGGCAGCAGGCGCTCCAGCAGAACGCACAGCAGCAGCTACAAGCAATGCTTGCGAATCAGGCATCTAGTCTTTCTGCATCGCAAACTGGCGCTCAGATCGGCGCTCAGATGGGCATGGCAGGTCAAAAGCTGGCGCTGGAAAAGGCTTTGGCAGATCAGGCTGCTTACGCGAGAGCCAGAGAGTTTAGCTTGGGTCAAGGTATGCAGGCCGCACTGGCTAATCAGGCTGCTGGATTGCAGGGCGCTGGACAGCAGTTAAGTGGCGCACTGGGCCTTGGCAATCTTGCGAATCTTGGCTTTGGTATGGGTCAGGACGTTCTTGGCGGTATGTATGACGCCGGGGCTTTGGGCAGAAGTGTTAATCAAGATTTGATCGGTGCTTATCAAAACGAGTTTGCTGATCTTGTCGGGCAGCCCGCTTACGGGCAAAACTTAATAAGCGCAGCTTTGACTGCTGGTCAGGCCGGATCAACAACAACTACAAATAACAAGCCGGGTTGGGCTAACACCCTGATCGGACTTTTGGGCGCGCTGTAATGTCTCTGGGCGGCTTGATGGATTTAATCAGTCTCGGCATGGAGCAGGCTGGCGTCAGGGACAGCATGAAAACTCGCCAGCAAAAAGCTGCAGCAGAAAGAATGCAACGTATGAACCAGCCGCAAATGTCTCCCGTCTCAGGTGGGCCTTTGTCGCAGCAGATGCCACAGATGTCTACCGTGTTGCAACAGCAAACAGACTTGACTCCGGATACATTTGACAAGGTCCATGCATTCGCAAACCGTATGCGCGGAATGCCTCCGCCCGGGTCGACAATGCCGATGGGTGGCGTGAATCCTGTTGGCGGTCAGAGGCAAGACCGAGGACTGATGGATTTACTAGCTGCGTTTGGCGTAATTTAACTGGAGCCTATCATGGGTATTCTTAACAGCTTAATGGCAATGCCACAGCAGCCACAGGAAGATGAGATTGATATGTCTGATCCTATGGTTCAGCGCATTATCGCCATGCAAAAAGCCCCGCGCCTGCAATCGGTTTCCGGTGGACCAACCTCTGGCCCGGGATCAATTCCAGCGGATCAACAGCCCAGCTTTCTATCTAGAATGGGGCGTGGAATTCTTGATTACCTCGGTGATCCGGTAAAACGTAAGCAGCTTGCTATTGGGCTTTCGGGTATGAGTAGCAACCCGAATACAGCAATGCTTGCCTCTTTGCAGAATCAAATTAACAACATACAAGGCCAGCGCTTAGCGGCACAGCAGGGCAATGCCACAGCTGCGGCGTTGAGACAAGCTGGTCACGGCAATCTTGCTGATCTTGTTGAGGCTGACCCGTCTTTAGCAAAAACCGCTTTAGCCGCGTTGACGCAAAAGCCGTCCGCGTTTAGCGAGAAAGTGTCGTTTTTTAAGAGCATTGGGTACAGTGATCGTGACGCAGTCGAGGCGGCGGGCAAGGCTGGTGGAATTAACATTAATACTGGTCAAGACGCCTTCACAACGGCATTAGCAAAACAAATTCCAGATCAAATCAGCGCATACACTGATTCTGGCAAGCTGGCTAGAAGCCAAAACACGCAGCTGCGCCAGTTGCAGGCAATGTTTGAGAGGGGCGTACCTACAGGCCGGTTTGAGGACACCAAAAACCGTGTCAGATCGTTTGCTCAATCGTTAGGTATGTCGGTAGACGATAGCGCAATAGCCGACGCGCAATCCTTGCAAGCGTTTACGTCAACATTGGTCGCGGAAGAGCTACGTCAGAACAAGGGTCCGCAGACAGACTTTGACGCTCGATATGCACAAAGCTATATGCCTTCATTAGATAAAGATCCAGCAGCTAACAAGGCCATCCTTGATTACATGATGTCCCGCAACAGCCTCGCTTCTGCGTTAGGCGAACTTGCGGCTGGGTCGCGGTCAACAGATTTTGCTCAGATGAACACACTGAGAAATACACTTGATCTTGCAGCAAACACACTAGGCGCTGTTGTTTACGTTGAAGGGCAGCCCGTACTCTTCAATGAGTTCTTAGAGGCAGGCAAGGGTCAAGGTAAGTCTATTGGTGAAATCCTCAGAGAGTGGGAACAGCTGCACTAATGGCGTCAATCTTAGAAGCGGTATTAAATAACAGGGCAAATCAGTCACCAGAGGCTGAGGTGATCCTGATGAACACTCCCGATGGCGGCAGGGTGGTGCAGACCGCCAAAGGTCTTGCGTTTGTATCTCCGCGCTACTCAACGACTGATCAAGACGAAATCCAGCGTATTATGGAGTCGTTCGGCTCCGTAGACCCTACCGCTGAAAAACGTAGAGAGTTTGAAAACATCAGCCTTATCGGTGAGTCGCCATTGACAGCTGCTACGCTCAAGGCATCTCAAGGCATCCCATTTATTGGTGAGTACATACCAGAGATGGTGGGTGCGGTCAGTCCTGACGCTAGACAAAGAATGGAAGCGATCCAGAGAGCCACGGAAGAGCAGGCTCCCGGTGCAAGTTTGGTTGCAAGGATTGCTGGGTCAGCGCCAGCTGCGGTTGTCGCTCCCGGGGCTGTAGGAGGATCGCTAGCGACCCAAGCGGTACGCGGTGCCGGACTAGCTGGGCTGGAGTCTGGTGTTTCTGGGTTTGGCGCGGCAGAGGGTGGATTTTTAGACAGATTGCCGCAAGCAGCAAGAGACGCGGCGCTGGGTTTCACTTTGGGCGGACTGTTCAGTGGTGCGGCATCGCTGCTCACAAGGGGCGCAACAAGCAGTAAGCAGACAGACGCAGCAATCAAAGAAATATCAAAAAAGCTAAACGTGTCACCCGGCGCAGGCATGATCATTGCCAATACAATCAGGAATGGCGGCACCCTTGAGGATGCGCTTTCAGCTATCCAGAGGGCAGGCGAATCTGGGATGCTCGCGGATTCAAGCCTAGCCACAAGAAATTTGCTGGATGCTGTCATGACGCTAGGCGCTACCGGAGAGGCGGCGTCCATAGGACGGGAGGCCGTAGAAGGCCGCGCATCAGAGATGTCTGTGCAGTTAGGCCAGATGATGGATCAGGTTCTGGGTGCCGCACCTACAGGCAAGAGAACAATTATTGAGACGATTACGGGGCGATCTGCGCCTGCAAGAACCGCTGCGTACAAAGCCGCTTACTCTAGCCCGATTGATTACACGTCACCAGCAGGCGAGGCAATCCTAAGCATCGTAGACAGGATACCAAGCCAGCACCTAAAGAAAGCGATCAAAGACGCGAACGATTTGATGCAGCTTGAAGAGATTACGGATCGCCAAATTAAGGCGACCGTAGCGGATGATGGCTCTGTCGTATTTGAAGAGCAGCCCAACGTTATACAGTTAGACTTTTTAAAGCGCGGATTGCAAAACATTGCCTACGGACCTGAGTTCTTTGATCCCATCACGCAAAGGCCAAAGGGTGTAGGTCAGTCTCTGGATAGGGTTGCGGGTCAGTTACGCACTGCACTTGGCAAGGCTGTTCCTCAGTATGATCAGGCTGTGAAACTTGGCGGTGACAGCATCCTTGAGCGTCAAGCCGCAGAGATGGGTTCTACCTTATTCCGCCCATCAACTACGGTTGAAGAGGTGCTGTACGCGACACGAGAGGCTTCTGCTGACCAGCTTGCTGCCATGCGCCTCGGGGCTAGAAGCCAGCTTGAAGAGTTAATGACCAACGCAAGAAACTTCATTAGCACAGGTGGAGATGAAGGCGTTACCGCCGCAAGAAAGGCCGTGATGGAGCTTGGCACCGTAGCCAGCCGTCGAAAGTTGCAGGCAATACTTACCCCAGCCGCATACAAGCAGCTGAGCAGAAAGCTGGAGGAGGTTAGGTCATCGCTAGAGCTTCTTGCGTCAGTTGCACCCAATAGCGCAACAGCAAGACGCAGAGAGGTAGGTAAGCAGATTGATGAGATGCTAGAACCCGGATTCCTTGGGTCAATAGCTCGCGGTGAGCCGTTAAGCGCAACAAAAAGGGTTGTTAGCATAATAACTGGGGCGTCCGCCGAGGTTACGGAGGCTCAGCGGCAAAGGATTCTTGCCGACATTGCTCGGGGGCTTACGCAGCAGCGGGGGCCGCAGGTGCAGGCCGCGCTAAGATATATCAAAGAGGCTATGGATCAAGGGTCGCTGTCAGATGCTAAGGCATCGTTTATCAACGAAGTCGCTCAGAGGGCTGGCCTGCCAATTACCGCAGAGGGTGCCACTTCGATTGGTGCCTTTATGGATGGAGACAGCTAAATGTTAAAGCCAATGACAGAGCGAGAGATTGAGTCAATCGCCCGAGAAGCTGTCAATGACTCCGTAGACTTTGTTGAGTCTGAGATTGCCGAAGACCGCATCAAGGCCCAGCGATACTTCGACGGTGAAGTAGATATTGGTGAGGAAGAGGGCCGATCTAAGGTTGTCGCCACTAAGGTGCGTGACACCATCCGTGCCATCAAGCCCTCGCTCATGCGCGTATTCTTGTCCACGGACAAGCCTGTAGAGTATGTGCCACGAGGTCCAGAAGACGTACAGGCGGCAGAGCAGGCCACCGAGTATATGCACTACGTCTTCAACGAGCATAACGGTTACCGCGTCCTGAATGACGCCTTCCACGATGCAATGGTCAAGAAGGTCGGCATCGTTAAGGTCTACTGGGATAACTACCAAGAACAAGAAACATACGACTTTGATAACCTCAACGAGATGGAGTACCGCGTCATCACGATGGATGACGATGTTGAGGTTTTAGAGTCAGTGACGCGCACTGTTATAGAGGTTGATGATATGGGCCTCGACACCGAGGCTACAGTCTACGATCTCAAGATTGCGCGTTATAAAGATGTGGGGAAGATGTGCATCGAGTCGGTGCCACCGGAGGAATTTTTTGTAGACCGTAACGCCAGAAGCCTAGATGACGCATACGCTGTATGCCACCGCACAGAGATGCGGATAGGTGACCTGATCTCTATGGGCTACGATTACGAGGAGGTAAAAGACCTGACCGGCCTACAGCACGCAGATACCTTCTCAGAAGTCGAAGAGTTTGAGCGCAGAGGCTACGAAGAGGATTACTCAGACGAGGACATTCAAGATCCGGCGATGCGTCTGGTGGCGGTCACCGAGGTTTACATGAAGGTTGACGTGACCGGAAGTGGCGTGCCTACGCTGCAGAAGATCACGCTAGGCGGCGCACAGTACAAGCTACTAGATTACATGGCGTGCAGCCACATCCCGTTTGCCGCGTTTGAGGTAGACCCAGAGCCACACACATTCTACGGTCGATCGGTAGCTGACCTGATCATCAACGAGCAGGACGCATCTACGGCTATGTTGCGTGGCGTTCTGGATAACGTGGCCCTGACTAACAACCCCAGAATGGAAATCCTTGATGGGGCGGTCAACATTGATGACCTGCTCAACAATGAGATCGGCGGTGTCATCCGCGTCAAGCAGCAGGGTGCCATCCAGCCGCAGGCTATTCCGTTTGTTGCCGGTCAGACACTGTCTGCGCTGCAGTACATGGATCAGGAGATCGAAGACAAGACCGGAGTTACACGGGCGTCTACGGGCCTGTCGCCAGATGCGCTGCAAAACACTACAGCCGCAGCGGTACAGGCTACGGTACAAGCGCAAGCCGGTCAGATTGAGGTCATGGCTCGCAACCTTGCAGAAGGCGGTATGCGCCAGATGTTCACGCTGATGCTGAAGGTTATGCACGAGAACGTGGAAGAGCAGCAGATGATGCGTATCGCTGGCGCTGAA